GAGGCATTTAGCAGTTCCAGTTCTTTAATGAGGCTTTTGCTCTTTCGGCAGACCCTTTAGCTTTTCTGACAACACCTTCCATCCTTGCACAGAAAGAGGCTTTTCTTCCCTTGTCTTTTTCTGTTTTAGGATTTGGTGCAGGAGGCTTTAGATTCGCATCGTTCTTAGCGTTGTATTCAGCTCGACCTTTAGCTGTCATGCCAGCTCCCTTGTCTGTGGGATTGTAGGTCTTGTCTTTTCCTGTCGTTTTACGAGGAATTGGCTTGTCATGTTTTTTGGTTGCCATATTATTTCTTCTTCGCTGTCTTAGCTGCTGCCTTAAAAGCTGCTGCCGTTGGAGCGCCTTTAGTTCCTACCTTACGCATCCTTTCTACTGGTTTACCTTCCGCTTTCTGTTTTGCGATCCGTTCTTGTTTCGCATGAATGTTTGCATACAAGCCAGTTTTAGCCATTTCCTGATCCTTTCGTCTGTGTTGCTTCCAAATTTGGTCAAAGATAACCGATACGACAACTCCAAAAGCGAATATTGCAATAATCTCAAGCATGAGCTTCCTCCTGTATGAAACAGACATCTTGCCAACTCATTACTAAATAACGCTCACCATCTTCTGTATATTCAAAGTATTTCAGATATTCGTCAGTTCCCATAGTTCCATAACGAACAAAATCACCTACAGCTATAGGCATTTCTTGTCTGCGACCCTTGATGAGCTTACCTTCGCCAACTGCTACGACAGTTCCCATATTAGGTTGCTCAGACATTACGACTTCAATAATGGAGCTTTTGAGCCTTTCTTGAGGCTTTACAACGATCTTATCGCCAAGAGGTTTAAGTTTCATCTTTAACCTTTCTTGGTCTGCCTTTTGGTTTGGGAGCTACAAAGGAAGCATCTTCCATGAGCTTTTTGCGCTTTTCAATTGCGACTATCTCAATGTCTTGAACCATTGTTTCAAAGACAGGATTTGGAGGAACAATGACAAATTCGCCACACCATTCCGAACCATGTCGGTTTTGGTAAGTTGGGTATCGTCTGCATAAACCCATAAAATCATTTTCTTGAAATAGAAAATATATACAGGAATTACATCCATCTTTAGAATTTAAATCAGCCATTCAACATCTCCGATTTGTTGCTTGGTTAGAGATCCCCTAGAACCTTCACGCTAGGGGATTTCGCTTTTTAGCAGCCACGCTTATGAGTGTAGCAAACTCCTGATGTGCGACCAGTATTAAAGAGCTTGTCGCTACCAACAGCATCTTTCATTCCCATGCCTACACCACCATCTTTTTTACCCATGCGCTCACCAGTTTTATCAGATGAAGTTGCGCCAGCAGGAGCTTTAGCACCAGTTACTGAAGGAATACCCTTCATAGAATCCATTTTGCCCATGTTTTTTCTCCTATAGAAATGGGATTAGAGGCTTTATTTTCGCTTAACTACAATGGTTGTCAAGCATTTTAACTAAGCGTATTGCACCATCAACATCATTAATTCTAACGACTGTTGATCCTCTCCAGTTCATCATAAACAATTCTTGAGCTGATGTGTATTTTGCTTTTGCATCTGCTTTGATCTCAACCAAGCAAGTAACTTTATTCTTTCCAACTACTAAATCAGGAAAGCCACCAGCGACTCTGCTTGAATCAAATACAGAGCATCCTAATTGTCGTAAGGTTTTGACAATTTCTGAATGGTTACTGTCAGTTCTCTTTGCGTAACTCAAGTAATTCCTTTGTTTTTTCTAATAAATCTTCTTCACTCATTCCCCAATAATTAGCAAAGCCTTTGTGTCCTAAAGTATGCACCGAATGATTTCCTAATCTGTGATGCCACATACAAAGAGGAATCGCTTCTGAGTTGCTACGCTTTTGACCAAAGCGCCTTATGTGATGGATCTCAACTGGTGAATCGTCTATGTTTTTGACTTCCTTCTGTCTGCACAAAATACATCCAAGCCTAGCGAGTTGAGCGTATTTTTGTTTTTCAGCTTTGGTCATTAGAAAGGTTCTGTTAAGTCCACGAATTTAAACAATTTTATCGGAACATCATAGTAAAGCTCATCTTTAGTATCGTCTTTCATTTGCCATTCAGGATGATTTAAAGCCTGTTCACCTTTGATCCAGTAAGCATGAGTCATGTTTTGCGTAAGCGCAAAGAACAAAGTCTTAGGCGCTTCAAGCATATGTTTTTTGCGAACAGGAACATGAATTGTGGGATAAGGACAGTTTGGATACCAAGACCTGACTTCTACTTCTGCAAAGCCTACAGCTTTACCATCTCTATAAACAATCAGATCAGTTCCGTAAATATCAGGATTATCTCTAGCCTCTAGACCCCATTTCATCTTGATCCAATCCGTTACAGCTCTGCGAGCTGGAGGATCGTATTGGTCATGCAGAATTTGGTCAAACTTTTTTATTTTCATGTGCTATATCTTGAAGTTTGAGTGCCATTTCGACTAGATCGCTACCAATTTGATAGGCTTTGGCTTTATTGCCTAAGAGCATAGCCTCCTCATAATCCTTGGTTAGTTTGCGTAATACCAGTAATGGAAGTGCGTAATCGTTCATATGTTTCCCTGCCTCCTGTTGCTAGATAAAGTTCTCCAAATCTCAATAATTCGGATCTCATGGTTTCTTTGATTGTCTATGAGCTTGAAGTTTTTAAGTCCTTCAGTCCACGCTTTGACAGCTTTAGCGTAAGTTTCGCTAGATTTGGCTATAGCTGTTCTTTCAGCAACTGTGCCTTCAGCAAGCAAAAAGGCATGACTTTCAGCTTGTTTTAAACCTTCTTCAAGAAATTTCATTTCTCCATACCATTCAGCATGACTTTTATCGGTCATAGACAGCTTGATTAAGGCTTCCTCTATTCGATTTTCGTTTAACTGATCTAAGTTCATTTCCTCTCCTTTAATAGTTTTTCAGAGTAATCAAACTCTTGCTGGTACTTAGCTTCTAACTCTTTAATGCGGTCAGCTTGTTGGCGTAGCATATTGGCTATTTCTTCTGCGTGTTCCCATATCCGACCACTATCAAATTGAATCATTAAATCAGCCATTTCGTATGCGTTCATTTCCACTCTCCTTTTTCATCAGCTCTATTTCCTTTCAACCATTGATCTTCAAAGTCCCTTAAAAGTTTCACATGAAACCTATGTTTATTTACATACTCTCTAAAAACCTTTAAACCCCATATCCTGCGCCACTTTATAAGCTGTCGAACAGCGCATTGATGTCTGTAAGTTTCTTCTTTCATTGCAGCGCATTTTTGATTTTTTCCAAAACTTCCTGTTTTTCTTTCAATACCAGCTCAACATTGGATTGCTGAACTTTCATCAGCTCTAGGTATAAATTCTTATCATCTTTCAGCTTTGAATACAGCTCCAGCAGCTCATCACCATTTTTGACTATTTGCTTAGGATGTATGTTGTAACCGCTAAGGTCTATGGTCTTTTGGCAGCGATAGTCATAAACCTGAAGCGTATTGTGCATAAGACATTCATAAAATCGGTTTGCCATAAACGCATAGTTTTCATGGGTATGCTCATCCTCAAAGTAAATGGAAAGCATGAAATCCTTTAGGCGCAGACCGACAGGCTCAAACAAATCGCATTTAGACCCATCCCATACCAGCTTTTCTATGAATTTTGCTTGGATTCCAGCAGCTTGATACTTCAAGTGATTCCTACGATTGGAGCTAAGTCGATAAGAAACATGGTTGTAATCCATCATGTCTGTAATTCGGTTTTTTCTAAAAGTGCCGTAATAGAGGATTTCATCCCTAAATTGATGGTTTTTGGTCTGTTTGTAGGTGTTTTCGTCAAATATTAGGGTATTTAGATTTACAGTAAACCAGTTGTTTATCCAATCATTTAAGGTCTTTTCATTAACCTTTTTACGCAGTATCCAAGGTCTGTAACCTGATCTTGGGTTGTTGCAAATCATGTCGTATTGTTTGCCGTATTTGACAGTCCATTTTCTAAGCAAAATGTTATCTTCAACATCATGATCGTTCATAAGCCAAAAGACTTTAGCTTCAGGATTGTTATCGAGAATTTGTAAATAAGCGTTGTATTTCATGTAAGGAGAGGCATAAACGCAGATGATTGCATCATAGGAATTGTTCACCACGCTAGGTATATGCTCCGCATGACTTATCAGATCACAGTCCAAATACTCCTTCAAAATCACAGCGTTCTTAACATGAACCATTGTGTAATTTGACTTAATCTCACGCTTTTCACAGGACTCAATAATCAAGGTTTTCATTAAAAAGGTGCATCCTCAAGCATTAATTTGGGTTTAGATTGCCGAACATAGACATAACTCCAACCTGATCTGAGGCTGCAAATTTCCTTAGCCTCATGCAGAGTTCTGACTTTCCGCATCAGCTCCCCCATTTCGTCATAAATGTAATATCTAAACATCACGCAACCTTTCTTTTCTTGTCCCTTTGGTCAAGGATAAATTTCTTCATCTCGAAATAGCTGTTAAAACGAGCTAGGCGAGGATCTGCGTTGCATTCGATCCTGTATGCCTCCTCAATCTGTTTATCGCTTCCTAGAGGCATTTCTGAGGCTTTTTGAGCCATTTGCTGAACCCATGAAGCCTCAAATGATCTCCAACCCTTAAAAATGATGGTTTCTAAGACATCCGATAACGGCATTTTGGCTAATTCGGCTTCTTTGACCAATCTTGCAAGAACTCGATCCGTTACAGGAGCTTTGAGTCGTTTCCTATAAACCAAAAAATCATTCCAAAGATCAGAACTCACTCCTTCAGGAGTGGGTATAGTTTTTATATGGTTCTTGGTTCTTGGTTCTTGGTTCTTGGTTGGCATTGGGGGGTGATTATCTAGGGGTATAGGGGGGGTATCGCTACCCTTATGCCACCTTAATGCTGCGCCTTTGCGACCCCCATCCTTCATAGCTTTGTATTTGGCTATTTCCACATCAGCTCTTTTGTTATGCCAAGCATCATCCTCAAAAACAAAGAACTCATGCAAAAGACTGCCTACAATTTCAAAGCTAGACCTTACCTTACGAGCCAATTTAGCCGTATCCGTAAAAGGTTCTTCGGTTTGGTAATAAAGGTCCAATACCCCAAATTCCAGCTTTAATTCGTCAAATGGTTTCATATTATCCTTTCGTAAGAAACAGACTAGATCATATACCAAAACGAAAACAATGCAAAACTCTTATATTAGGGAAACCACTTAGAAACTAATTTTATAAAAGTGTTGCAATCTGTCTTTTTGTGTATAATCGCTCCATGCAGCAAATTTTTTAACCAAGTGATGAAGGGAAAGTAAAAATGAAAAAAGATATTCAAATTCGTGGTAATTGCCAATGCTGTGGCAGAGAGCAAGCTGTAGTTGGTGGTCTGATGTCTAAGCATGGTTACACAGTTGCTCATGGTTGGTTTCAAGGTGTTTGCTCAGGCAATCATCACCAACCTATGCAGTTTTCTAGGGTAGAAACAGATCGTATTGTTTCTGAGATTCGTATTGAAATTCCTAAGCTGTTGGCTAAAGCAGACCAATATGAATCAGGAGCTGTAAAGCCTGAGTTTGTAACAAAAAGGGTTTTAGATGTTGAACTCAGAAAATGGGTTGATGTCAAAGTTCCTTTTGCTGAGGCTACTCGGCTTGAGCAAAGCAGAGGTGTAGAACAAATTGTTTGGGCTTTAAGAATCAAAGCTCGTAACGGCAAAGACTTTGCTAACCAGTTAGAAAGTATCGCTAACAAAGTTCATGGAACTCCTTTGATTGAAGTAGTCAAGAAGGAAATAACCCCAATTCGTGTAGGCGATAAAAAAGTAAGCAAAGAATCCAACTCTGAATTTACTTGCACAAGAGTTGATGGAGTAAGGGTTTACTGGTCTGCTACAAGAGCCTCTGATGGCAAAGAGATACGCAGTTGGATGGGTTCACAGGCTTGGAGAAAGCTAGAAACAGTTTAAAGGTGGATAGCCCTAGAAATAGGGCTTTCTTAAATATTTAACAGAAAGTGTTGCAAAGTGTTTTTTAGTGTTACAATAAAATCTCTTAAACAAGTGTTGAAAGGAATGAAAATGTATAGCGAAATTCAAAAAAAAGCAGCTCTAGCAATTAAAAATGCCATGATTAAAAATCCAGCTTGGCATATTGGTAAGCATGAAGATGGATCGCCAGCTCTTGATATTGATTCTTTATATCAAGAACTTGCTGATGCAAGAATTGGTGGTTGGCTAGGCTTAGAAGCTGTTGATGCTTGCACTCTGTCTGATTGGAGCGCTGCTATGGAAATAGTTATTTCTCAGGAGCGCAACAAGCAACAAGATGTTGATCGTTTTGATATTACTAATCGCATTGATCGTTAATTGTTGAAAGGAAATTGTATGCAAAAAGAACCTAAATTATGGGAAGTCATAGCCTCTTGGATTATGGGAGCGACTATTGGAATCTTCCTAGCTCTTGTCTATATCTACAGAACAGGAGGCTTCTAATGATGTCTAAACATGATGCTTACTACGAGCCTCAAGATTATGATGATCGCTCAGATGAAATCGAGCATAGAACCTACGAGCTGATGAAAGTAGGCGCTAAATACGATTACAGAACAGCTTCAGCTATAGCAGAGGCATTGAGCGAATTAGATATAGCAGGTGCAGATGCTCTCCAAGCCATGATTGATACTGGAGATTATGAAAAGATTGGCAGAAAAATAATGATGATGACTTCGGATTACATGGAGCGTTTTGCCAAAGATGCAGCAGAAAATGAAATCAACGACTAAAGGAAAAGTGATGAAAACATATCAAGAAATCAAAAGAATTAATGTCAATGAGCATACAGAGAAGAAAGGGAAGTTTACCTATCTATCTTGGGCTTGGGCAGTCGATCAGCTCTTACAGCTTGATTCAACCGCTACTTGGGAATACAAAGAACCTGTTTACTTTAACGAAACTCTAATGGTCTTTTGCTCAGTAACAGCTTTTGGCAAAACCATGACAGCTCAGTTACCAGTTATGAACATGAACAAAGCCATTCCTAATCCTGATGCCTTTCAAGTCAATACCGCTATGCAACGCTGTTTAGCTAAAGCTATAGCTTTGCATGGTTTAGGTTTGTATATTTACGCTGGTGAAGATATTCCTGATGAGGAAGAAGTTGATTTAAAGGAATTAACTCAGTATTGGGTAAACATTATTAATTTAACTGAAACAGTTGATGAATTAAAGGAAAAATATGCTCAAGCCTATAAAGCCTTGTCTAAAGACAAATCAGCAGTCGCTACCATTTCAGCAGCCAAAGATGCCAAAAAAGCAGAATTGGGAGCTTAAAGCTATGTTTGATGCAATTTTAACTAGGGAAAAGGAGGCTCGTAAATGAGCTTTGTAATTGGATTCTTTGCTTTAACTGGACTGCTTTGCTGGATATTTATTGCAGTTGTTCTATTTTATATTTGGGCTGACAAATGAACAATGAACCAGTAGCGTGGATGTTAAATGGAAAAGAGTTTTATGTTCAGAAGAATTACTGCCCTGACTTTATTCCACTCTATACCCATCCAGTAAAAGAACTAACAGATGAGGAAATAATTGCAGTAGGTAATGCAGTTGTAAACCATATTGATTCTAATGAGGGCTGGATTGAATTTGCTAGAGCAATACTAAGAAAGGCACAAGAGAAATGACTACATTTACTACAGAAGATCGTATTGCAGCAATTCAACAAGGAACTGAGGAATGGCATCAGCTCCGCTTAGGCAAAGTTACCGCCTCTAGAGTTGCTGACATATTGGCAAAGACAAAATCAGGAGCTTCAGCTAGTCGAGGAAACTATCTGATTGAGCTTGCCTTGCAACGAGTTACAAAGACCATAGAAGAATCTTATAGCAATTCCGCTATGGAATGGGGAGTTGCTACAGAGCCTCAAGCTAGAGTTGCTTATGAGGTTTTGACAGGTAACTTTGTGGATCAGATAGCTTTTGTAAATCATCCCACGATAGAAGGCTTTGGATGCTCTCCTGATGGTCTTGTAGGAGAAGGATTGATTGAGATCAAGTGTCCTAATTCCGCTACCCATTGGAGCTATATAAAGGCTAATGAACCGCCTCAGAAATACATCATTCAGATGCAAGCTCAGATGGCAGTTACAGGAGCTAAATGGTGCGACTTTGTGAGCTTTGATCCTCGTATGCCTGAAAGAAGCCAACTGCTTATTATCCGAGTCAATCGAGATAACGAATTTATTGCAGAGATGGAAAACGATATTAAGCAATTTTTGAGTGAAGTAGAAGCAGAAGTGAATCTTATGGAGAAACGAAATGGGAATTAAATACTTTGTGAAGGCAGCAGTATCGGAATTTAAAGGTGATGATGGCACTATGAAAAAGCGCTATCAGTCTATTGGAGTTGTCATGGAAACCAAGCATGGATTAATGCTCAAGTTGGAATCAATTCCAATCTTTGCTATGAAAGAAGGATCTATTCTTGCTTACTTAAATGTTCCTGAAGATAAAGAAAAGCCAAGCAGTTCTTTTAACAAAATTGAGGATGATGTTCCATTCTAAGGAGGAGTGATGAAAAAAATATTGTTAGTGTTGATTTGTGGGATTTTGGTTGCTTGTTCTAGCAATCCAACAGTCTATAGCCAAGCGCCTTCCCAACAGTTAATATTAGATAAACAAGTTGCTGCTTTAACTAGAAATGAAGTTATCAATGGTGTTACAGAATGTGAAGGAGCTGGTTTAAGAGCTGTGGTAATAACAACCAAGCGTTCTATTAACGGCTTTACTACTGATATTCCTGTTGAAGTAACTTGTATGCCTAAACATAGATACTATTAAGGAGAATTTATGGAGCATATTTGGACTACGAGTGGAACAGATATAACGATTAGATGGAGGCTTGCTGGTTGGATTCCTCCATCTGAGCTTCAAGAATACAAAGACAAATGGGCTTATTGGCAAAATCTTCCGTTGCGTAAGTTGGATGATGAAGCCAAAAAACAATATGAAGCTGTTTTAAGAAAAGCTAGAGTTGCGAGGATCAAATGAACTATGAAGATGTTCCCTTTGCAGGAAAGATTCCAATTCCTGAAAACGACTGTGAACAGGCTTTTTTTGACACTTTTCCAACTTGCTTTAATCCAAATGATGCAGCAATGCAAATATGGACTTTAGCTTGGCAAACTAGCCGAATTAAGACTTTAGAAGAAGTAAGACAAATAATCCGTAACAGCTAATTATTTCTTCATGGGATGAGCCTTATCCATAGGCTCTTTCTCATGCTTCTTTAGTTCTTTGCCAAATTCATAGACAGCGTTACGCAATTTAATCATTTGCGCTTCTTCACGCTTTTCATGTTTTTTGGTTTCTTTAATCATTTTTAAGCTCCTAAAATATCCATAGCTTTATGGATCTTGTTGATTCTATCCTCTAACCCAATAATCCCACCATTTATTCTTTTGGTGATGGTAGTCCAATCCTCAGAATCGGCTAGGGCATTTAGACCCCTTTTGTTCCAAAACCAACCAGCACTAAGACTAGCGTTCTCAGGCTCTAAAACAAGCTCAGGATGCTCCGCAAATGGTTTGTCTAAGGCTGACCCACAGACTGTATAGTTTGACCTTCCTGTGAGCTGTATTAGACCCCTTCCATGAAAGCGCCAACCATCCCCATCCTCGGTATTACCTAGATCAGCTCTGCCACCATAGACTTTATTGGCTATTTTTTCAGGATTTCGCTCAAACTGAGTCGCTATTTCTAGGCTTGGAAATCGGCTTGGCCATGTTCCCATAAGACCTTTAGCCGAATAATTTAGGTTTTCTTCTAAGGTTTTAAAGTTAGCTGATTCATGCCCACATTGACCAATAAAAGCAGCTCGTCTTGTAGGAGTGTTAATTTCGTATTTTTCAAAGGTTTTTAATAAAGGTTCAAGCCATTTGCCTTCAATTCCAAGCGCTAAAAGTTGAGATTCAATCATTTTTTCAACATTCCTTTAATTTCTTCTGTTTTGTCTTTACTGCCTTGACTAGATCCAAAGTAAAACGACAGGACTTGACCAGCAGCAGAGGTAATAAATCCAAGAGCAAAAATAATAATCTGTTGCTGATCTTGTGGAGTATTAACAAACATCAAAATAGCGATAAGAGAAAAGGCTAATCCGACAACTCCTAAAGCCAACACAGGAACAACCAATTTATCTAGCTTAGTTGCGTATTCGCTAGTAGCTCCTTTAAGTAATCCTAGCAATGTATCCATTATTTATAACCCCATACTAAAAAATAAGCTATTACACCAGCTATTGCAAAACACCAAAACTGTGCAACTTTAGCTTTATGTAAATCTTTATCAAATTCTTTTTGAAACTGTTTTTCTTGCTTTTCCAACTTGGCTTTTAAAGCCTCAACTTCTACCCATCTTTGACCATATTTCTTTAAAAAATCAGCTCTTAATTTAGCTTCTTCTCGCCTTACTTGTTCTTCATGTTCCCATTGAATTAAAACTCTTTTGAGGAACAACTCTTTACGAACTTCGTTTTCTCTTAGCTCTCTGCGCCTATCTAGATTGCGTTGTTGAGCTACATCACTAGCTTCTTTTTGAGTGTCAGAAATGCTTTTAGAAAGCTCTTTGCTTACATCTCGACTAGCATTTAAGGAGCTACTGAGAGATTTTGCTCCTTCCAAAAATCCAAATTGGTCTGACATACATTTTCATTTTCCTGAAAAGTAACTCCCAACAAAGCCAATTACTCCGCTAATGACCGATAAAATTGCCAATCCCATCCACAAAGCGCCCCTTGATTGATTTACAAGTCGGACTAATTCTTCGATTGAACCCTCTAATTTGTCTATTTTTTTAGACATTTCTTCTAATTTTTTTTCGTTGTTCTCCACAGTATTCCACAAAACTCCATAGCGAACTGGATCTAGCTCGAATGACATACTAAGCCTTCATAATGTAAGCAAGAGCATAGTAAGGTGGCAGATTAGCGTTAGTTCCGCTAACACCAGCAGTAGTATTGGTTGTAGTTGTAGCAACACTAATTCCTGTTGTATTAGATAAAGTTGCATGACCTGGCACATTACCCATTCCAGTTGTAAATGCTGCTCCAGCTCCTCCTCCATTTGGTGCGCCATTTGAAGGTGAAGTATGTGTATGACCAGGATCTGTAACTACAGAAGTTGAGGTTGCTGTATGAGTATGACTTACAACTATTGCATCAGCAGTTCCTCCTGTAGCGTTTACAGCGTAAGTATTACCAGCTCCAACAATAAATCTATCTCTTAAATCAGGAGTTCCATTTGCTCCATTACATAAAAACCAACCAGCAGGAATAGAACCTGTAGATCCTGACCAAATAATAATTCCACCGCTAGGAATAGCAGGAGCTGAAGCAGGAGCATTTTGCAAAATTGGATAAATATTGTCTAAAGTCTGAATTAATACCGCATCAGCGTTTTGAAGAACAAACTTGTAGGAATAACCAGTAAGTAACCAAATTTGCTGTGGAGTTCTACCTGAAGCATCCAAAACAATAGGATTAGCGTTAGGTATAGTTCCACCATTGTCTGTATAAGTTACTAATGGAGTAGAAGATCCTGCTTGATAGGTGTAGATTAAACCACCAGCTAAAGGAACTCCATTGTCATCAAAGAATTGCTGACCTACTCCGTATGGGGATAAAAGAACTGATGCCATAATTATTCCTTACCTATGTCTTTAAGTTTAATTCCTGCTTTTGGTGAAAGTCTTTTTTCAGACTCCTCTTGAGCTGCTTTTGCTGCTGCTTTTGCTTGTCTTTCAGCTTTCATACCGCCTAAAGTGCTTCTTAAAATTGTTCCTCCAAATGGAACTTTCATATTAATTGCTGTTTCTGTAAGTCCAGCAGCAATATTTTCAGCAGTTTCTTTTGCAGCTCTAGCAGCGTTTTCTTGTCTAAGTATTTCTGTATTTGACACATTGACAGAATGAACACCTTTTCTTGGTTCACTTAAATTAGCAACATCAGCTAAGTCTTGCAAATCTTTTACAGTCATATTGTCAAACATTACAGGCAAATTAGACTTATTTTGCTCATAAATTATTTTGTTTAAATTTGCTTGGCTTACTGTTCCTTTGTCATTTCTGATGCCTGAATTTAATTTAAACTCATCAATTTTTAATTTATTTAATGCTTGATGTTCAGGAGAATTTCTGCCAATCAAGTCCAACATTCTTTCAATGTTTACTTGAGGAGTATTAGAAGCATAATGTTTGGCTACAAAATTATTAGCAGCAGGATGAGGAATACCAGCTTCTATTTCATCAGGAGTCCTAGTATCAGAAATGGCTGCTTTGTATGCTGGATTTTTTTCTTTGGCTTTTAATGCAGCAACAGCTTTTCTAGCTTCATCATATAAGGGTTTATACTGAGCAAACTCATCTTTAATTGGAACTTGCTCTAGTTTTTCTCTAATAATGCTTGCTGCTTGAGCTTCTAAAGGATCTTTAGAAGTTCTTGCAATAGTAGCTGTATCAGTTCTGAAGTTTTCATATTGTTCAGGAGTCATAAACCCTTGAGCCAATACTTCATCTAAATCAGCTTGCAATCTTGCAGGAACATACCTAGTTCTTTGTTTTTCTTTAAGACCATTAATAATATTTTCTCTTAATGCTCCAATATCAATAGGAGCTTGTGATCCACCAGCAGCTCGGTTTGCTTTTTCATACAAAGCTCGAATATTTGCTTGGTCATTAATGTAATCATTTTTTAACTTATCCAATGGCATTGAAGCCAATCGAATTGGATCGTTATCAAAAACATCAGGAGAAACTTTTTCTTTAATTGTGTTGAATCCTTGAATTAGCTTAGGATCACGCTCCTCAAATCTAGCTTGTAAATTAGGATCTGTTTTTCTAGCATTAAACTCATTAGACATTAAAGATGTGTTTTCTAATGCTTGTCCTTCTGTTGGAACTAAACCATATTTAGCAAATTTATTATGGTTTTCAATGACTTTAATGTTTTCTTCTGTAGCTAGTTTTTCAATAGGAGTATTTTTTAATGATTCTTTTAAATAATCAGGAGCTTCAGTTAATGCAACTTGAACCCTATTTTGCAGATTTGCTTCCGCAGCTCCAACTCCTGACATTGTTGGTTTAGCACTAGGAGCTTGAGCAGTTTTTGGAAAACGATTGTCAAACTGCTCTTGAAGTTTTAATACAGTAGTCTTAGGACTAGGCAATTTAGCGCCAACACCTACTCCTAATGTGCCAAGCATATTTTCCACATCTTGCTTTGGTATGCCTGTTTTTTGGGAAATAGCATCAGCTCCTTCGCCAATGTATTGCCCAATCTTATCCATAATTCTGCGAGTAGCTTCTTGCTTATAGGCAGGATCTTCGGTAATGCCAAAAGTTTTTCCAATAGAAGGAGCGTTAGCTACCTTTTGAGCTGTTGCAGTAGCTTCTTCAGGAGATTGCCCAAAAGCTCTGCCACCAGCATAAACAACTTGACTAGCAGCAGCAGGAACAGCACTAATAGCTATATCTGCAACAGAAGCTAAACCTTTGAGTAAATTTTTGCGTTCTTCTAAACGAGGTATTTTAGGTGTTGATTTTTTTTCTTCTTTAGTTGGCTCTGCTTTGCCACCCATTAGAAAACTACTAAAGTCATCTGTTGCTTCTTTAGCAGTTGGTTGAGCAACTGCTGATTTAGCGCCAAATATGTTTTTTCCACCTTTTTCCATAAGAATCATAGGGCCACTAATCACATGACGAACAGCAGGATTAGAAAGGTCTATTTCTTGGTCAGGTTTTAAACCAGTTCTTTGAGCTACAAAGTTAATATAACCTTCAGTATCGTTTTTATCTTGAGGAGGAGCATAACGACTAATAACTCCTCTTAAAGTATTAATGTTATGTTTTGTTCCATAGATTCTTAGATTGTCATCCATAGCTTTAATACCTTCTTCATAGCTAGAAGGTTGTTGAAAGCCTGTAGATGATCCAACTGGTCTTAGATTGCCAACATTGTATTGATTAACACCGCCAACAGGATTAGCTTGTGGGTTAGGCTTTGCTTGCCCACCCATTAAGAATTGGCTGAAATCATCCATTACAAAGTTCCTGTTTGCTCTAATTTTTTAACATTATTGTATTGCTCATTAAAAATTCTTAGTTGATTTTTATCAGTTCCAAGTAGTTCATCTCTAGCTTTGGCTTTTTCTTCCTTAGACATTCTTGGATC